CCCCTGTCTGTGTACAAGGTTCAATCAATAGGATGCGAAAGCGTGGCCCCCTAAAGGCTGGTAGCGCTGGACATCCCACTGAAAAGGGATCTTGGTACACCATCATGGGTCTAGACCCTGCTATGACTGGTAATACAGCAGCAGTGGTTATGACAGTAGATCGTTACAGTCGCAAAAGGTACATCCTTGATGTCGAAAATATGTTCGATCCTACTCCTCAGAAGATCCAGAAGTTGATTCAGGACTGGGTTGAGAAGTATAGACCGCAAGAATTAAGAATTGAAACCAACGCTCATCAGAAAGCATACGCTTTAGATGATGATCTACGCCAGTTCCTAGCCTCTGCAGGAGTTCGCTTCTCGAGTCAGTTCACTGGTAAGAACAAATGGGATACACAATTCGGTGTAGCAGCCATGTCAGGTCTCTTTGGGACTATGCGTGGTACAGCATTTAATAACGACAACCTCTTAGAACTTCCAGCAGTGGAAGGTTCGGAGGGTATTAAGGCTCTGATCCAGCAATTAATAACCTGGGAGCCTAATACTAAAGGCAAGACCGACTGTGTGATGGCGCTCTGGTTCTGTGAACTACGCGCCAAAGAAGTTATCTCAATCGGTAGAACTAATCAGAGCCATATAACCAATAAATGGGCAACTCGTAAACAACAACAAGAACGCTATGTACTCAATGTCAATGACTATGAGTTTGGCGAAGAACAGGAATAGCAATGGCAAATGCAACATCAAGACCTAAAAATCCTAAGCAGTCAGCAAAAGTAAAAAAAGCAAGCCAAGAAACAGCCGCTACTGCAAAAGCAAAAGCCAACTCTGAAAAATTAAAACTTGCTGCTAGAGAACGTAAATCTCCAGGACGAGGCCCAATCCCTTCTGGTCTCCTCGGTGGCGGCGGTATGAACCGCACAAATAGATAATTAATTTTAATACTCAATCGTTAGGATAATGATGGCATTAGATATTGAAAGAATCGCTAAGCGCGTTGATAATCTCAAGCGCTTGCATTCTGAGCGTGACTTTCGTATGGCCCAGATTCAGGCTGTCCGCAAGGGTAAGATTGCTAGCATTTTTCCAGACTTGTTTCCTGAGGGACTTCCATACTCAATGGTTGCTAACTTTATCGACGTTGCAGCCCGTGATCTTGCAGAAGTTCTAGCCCCACTTCCATCATTTAACTGTGGCGCAGTCAAGGTTACAGATGAGAAGGCTCGTAAGTTTGCTGATAAGCGAAGCATGATTGCCAACAACTATGTTGCAAACTCACGTCTCCAGTCACAGATGTACTGGGGCGCAGATTGGTACTTCTCATACGGATTCTTGCCAATCCACATAGAGCCAGATTTTGAGGGTGGCATTCCTTTCATCCGTGTTGAAGATCCAATGGGATCTTACCCAGAGTTTGATCGTTTTGGACGTTGCGTAGCATACGCTAAGCGTTACAAGAAAACATCTAATGAACTTGCACATGAGTTCCCAGAGTTTGCAAGCAACATTCTTGGTCGCTTTGGTGAGAACACAGGCAACGATATTGAACTTATCAAGTACATGGATAAAGACCAGACAGTTCTTTTCCTTCCAAACAATAATAATTTAATTCTTAGCACCGTAAAGAATCCTCTTGGCAAGATGACTGTGCGTATTGCACGTCGTCCTGGCATTGATGATGAACCACGCGGACAATTTGATGACGTGATCTATGTACAAATGGCTCGCGCACGTTTCGCTAACTTGGCAATGGAAGCGGCTGAAAAGTCAATTCAAGCGCCACTTGTTGTACCTAGCGATGTATTAGACCTTCCTATGGGTCCTGATGCAGTTATCCGTACAACTCAACCACAAGGTGTCGGGCGTGTCCGTTTGGACATTCCCGCTGCTGCTTTCCAGGAGCAATCAGCACTCCAATCAGAATTACGACTTGGTGCTCGATATCCTGAGGGCAGAACTGGAAACATTGACGCAAGTATTATTACTGGTCAAGGTGTCCAGGCGCTACTTGGTGCTTTCGACTCTCAGATCAAGGCTGGTCAAACCATCCTTGCTGAGGTGTTCGAGGATGTACTTCAATTAGCGTTTGAGATGGATGAAGTTCTTTTCGACAAGGAAAAGAGTGTTAGAGGAACAGCACAGGGTACGCCGTACGAGTTAAAGTACATGCCAAGCAAGGACATAAAAGGCGACACTTCTATTGAAGTTCGTTATGGCTTGATGGCTGGATTAGACCCTTCACGTGCATTGATCTTCTCACTACAAGCACTAGGTGCAGACCTTGTATCCAAAGACTTTATTCGTCGAGAACTACCATGGAATGTTAATACAAGCATGGAAGAAACACGCATTACTGTAGAAAAAATGCAAGATAATCTCACGCAAGCCATTACAGCAACTGCACAAGCAATCCCTGCAATGGCAGCGCAAGGAGCAGATCCTTCACCGCTTATTAAGAATATTGCTGATGTGATTGATCGCATCACTCGGGGAGAAAACATACAGGATGCTGCGTTGGCAGTGTTCACGCCGCCTCAACAGCCTGAACAACCAGCACAGCCAGAGATGGCTCCACCAGGCACACAAGGCCCAGTTGAGCAGGCTCCCCAATCCCCAGCCGCTCCTGGACAACCTTCTGGTGGAGTCCCTCAACAAGCAGCACCCCCAGCAGATTTAGCAACAATGTTAGCAGGACTAGGAGGATAAGATGGCAGCGCGTAAGAAGCCAGTTAAAAAGGCAGCAGTTAGAACTGTACGCGATGAGTCTTATTCAAAATTAGAACTGTATTGCATTGCAATGCATGAGTATTACAAAGCACTTCGCGTCGCAGGATTCCCTTCTGACGTGTGCATGACAGTTATGATGGATCGCAGTTCATGGCCTGATTGGATGATGCCAGAAGGCATTCCAAACAAGATTGATCCACTCGAGTATATTGATGACGAAGATGAGGACTAAAAATGTCGAATATTGCACCTGTATCAGGAGTCGGAAGAGACTCAAAGCGTGTTGACCGCGGCATGGTCCAGAAGATTCAGCGCAACGCAAGAATAGAAAATGCTGCTGGCGGAACCTACGGAGAGCGCAAAGATATGAAGTCTCTTGCATCTGCCGAATCTACAGGACCAACAGCAAGTGCAGTATCAGCAGGAAATGTTGTAACAGCAGGCACTCCTATTGCTACAGTAAATGCATTTGCTCCAGGAACACAGGGAGTTCCTCTTTCAAGTGGTGCAAAGGGTGGTCCTGGTCCTGACGATACAGCACAGCAGACACCAGTTGATTCTTTTAATCCTGATTCTATGTTTGTCCGTGCAATGTATGCGGCTAACCCAGATTCTCGTCAACTAATGATGATGGTAGAAGCATATAACGAACTGGAATCTTAATGGCTGATAATCTAAAAGCCATCCTAGAGGCTAGGAAAAACTCATACAAGACAATGATGCAGTATTCAATGAATTCATTGTCTCCAGATGCACTATCTAACTTTAATGCTATCACCCAAAAATATCCTGGGATGAGTAATGACTTAGTTGTATCTATGGTTCGTCAGGGATTGACTGCAGATACTCCTAATCTGAATAAAATTACAACCATTGACGGTATTGCTGCACTCAAAGCAGACGCATTTAACGTAGATAAAATCAAAAAGAATGTAGAACCTGATCGTGGATTCCTTGGCACTATTCAGGCTGGACTAAAAGAAGGCGTTTACGATCCATTTAAGGGTCTAACTCGTACTCTTTTTGCAGGACTTCGTTTGCCTTATGACATTGCAACAGTTACAGGACGAGATACACTAGCGGCTATCCGCGGAGAAGACATTTCGAAAAAAGAAATATTTACAGGTGCTTTTTCCGAAGCAACCACTTTTGGTGCTTTAGCAAGAAACTTTTCAGATCAAGGATCTGGATTCTTTGTCAGCCCTAAAAGTGCTGCTGGAAAAGCACAGATCAAAGCCATGGGTAAGTACGGTCAGATTAATGGAGAATCCTACACCATTGGTCGCAGTATTTTTAACGGCATTGGACTCAACCCACAAGACAATGCATATAAGGTTTTATCTGGAATTGTAGATGCGACACTTAACGTAGGCTTAGATCCATCTATGTGGTTTGGTCCTGGCGCTGCAGGCAAGATTCTTACGCAGGGCAAGAAGGCAACAGCGTTAGCAAATGAGATCAAAGAGTATAACAAGGTTGGAATTAGCCAACTTGAAAAAGAAGCAGTAGAACTTCTTAAAAAAGAAGGAAGTATTCTAGAAGATAAGATTACAAAGAAAATCTCTTCACCTTTTAAGCGTCTTGCAAAAGACGTTAAGAAAAAAGAAGATCAGATTATTGCTCTCGAAAAGCAGATTGTCGATAAACAAATCAGAACTGCTCGTAAACTATTAAATTTTGAAAGTCTCAACGCGGCTCGATGGACATCAGAACCAGCAGACGCTATTTCAAAGCAGACACTTTCTGATAAAAGCATTTCTGAGTGGTTTATAACTAACCCTAAAACTCAGACTGGTGAACTATCTGATGCAATGTCACTATTGTCTACTGATATGAAAAACACTGGCGGATTCTTTGATGGGTACATCCTTCTTGATGAAGTCCCACAGTATGGCAAGGTTAGCGCAGGAGCACATTATCTAGACGAGTATGCTGTCACTGCAAATACAGCAGATGAATTCAACTTACTTGATCTTGCTGATGACTTTACAAAGGCTGATGAGGCAACACGCACAAAAGAAGGTCTCCGCCGCGCTAAATTAGCAGATCGTTTAGATAAACTAGGCAAAAATGTAGCAGATCCAGAGTTTAGAGTCTATAACGAACTAGCAACTAGACTTCGTGACGAAGCAGCAGCACTTGATGGATTTACAGGATCTTTGTTTGTCGTTGGAGATGAACTCGCAGCAGGAAAGAGCCTTGGCACTCTTCTTGGTGAAGTTTCTGCACTAAAGAATCCAGCAGTTATGTCTAAGGTATCAGAACTTGTGGAAGACATCTGGAAAGTTGATGGCTTCACCAACATTCGCTCTATCTATGGCGGAACTGGTGGAGTTGCAATTACTAATACAGCAAAAATTGCAGCCACACGTGCTGAAATTGGTATTGCAGCAGCAGAGATTGCAGATCCTACTAACCTAGGACCTAA